CCCAAAAAAGAAAAACCCAAAAGAACAAAAAACAACAGAATGAACGATTTGTTTAAAACTGTAAGATGATACTTGACGTAGCCGCATGGCAGTATTGCAGTTTTGAAAAGAGTATTCAAGTATAAATAATAGTGTAGTTTAGATTTAAACTACTTTTTCAAAAAGGAGACTAAAATGTCAGTAGCAAGCGCTGTGTATGAGCGTACTTGTCATGTGTGTGATGCTGTAAAATATCATGTGTTCAAAACATTTTTAAATATACAGAGAGGCAGACAGTTAAGTGCGAACTATAAAATTATGAATGAAACCCATATCTGGAATCGTGGAGATAAAGATTTAGCATATCATTTACAACAAATGAATGAGTCAGTAAATCAAGAGTATGATAGAAAAATCTCAAATCTAAAAAGAGAATTTAGATGGGGTTGGGAAGATAACGGAGAAATTTAAAATGTGGCCTTATACAGATGAAGAACTAGAAATTATTAACGGAACGAGGAAATAAAATGATTAGATTATTTACACTATTATTTGTTATGATTACATCCTCTGCTTTTGCAGAAGATATGACAATTGAAATGTTGAACAAACGAGATGACGGTGCCAAGATGGTTTACTCAGTTGATGAAGCTAAGGTAGATGTGGGTGATACCATCACTTGGGTGCCGACCAGTAAAGGACATAATGTCCAGTTTGTAACTGTACCAGACGGTGCAGAAAAAATCAAAAGTAAGAACAATAAAGAAGTTTCTTATACCTTTGAAAAAGAGGGTGTATATCTCTATGTTTGCACCCCCCACAAATCTATGGGTATGATTGGACTCGTAATTGTGGGTGATTCGCTGGAAAACCTTGATTCGGTCAAAAAGACCAAAATGATGGGTAAATCCAAGAAAAAACTGAAAAAACTAGTAGAAAATCTCCAATAAAACCAAAAAGACCCTTGATTTTCAAGGGTTTTTTTAGGCCTATTTTTTTGTAAAAAAGACTTGACTCTGTTATCAAAACAAGGTATACTCTAAGAGTAAGATAAAGAGAAAGAGGTAAAAATGAGTAAAATTAAAAACTACATGATGGATATTGAAGAGAAGGTCTTTGATATTGACGGTCTTGAAACCAAGATTGGTGAGTGTGAACATCCAGCAGAGATGAAAGCCTTTGTGGTGGAGAAGTTGGGTTTGACAACTCATTTTGATATCGGTATCGCAGAGGGTGTGGTAGACGATATGTGGAACGATTTCTGGGGTTATTATTAAAATAACCCTTGACATTGTTGTCAAAACATGGTAGAATGTTAATATAATCAAGAGAGAAAGTGAGAGAACTATGAAGATTCAAAAAAACATCAAAGACGTAAAATTCACCAACTGTAACGTATTCGGTACAGAGATGCCTGTCTCTGAGAATATCGTAATGGCATCTGCCGCTGGTTGGTATGTCGGTGCAGTCTGTAAAGACCCAGACTGTGGTGGTATGATTGTGCCTTTTGATAGGTACACTGATTACTATGCAACGCCTGAGGACGTTGTAAAATATTGTGGAGTATTTTTAGAAGAGGAGGCTGCGTAATGAAAAAACTAAAATACATTGTTTATACCCAAGCGAACAAGTTGGGTTTGAAAGGTGAGTTTGATAACGCAAAAGACGCTATCAAATGGGCAAAAGAAAATGTGTATGCCTTTGATTACTTGAAAGAGAGAAAGGATACATGGGAGATTTTGTTTGAAGAGTTACTAGTATGGATTGGTAAAGGAGAGGTAGTAGAATGCTAGAGTTTGAAAACAGCGAAGCTGTAAATATCAATATGACAAGTTTGAAAGGATATGTGAAGACAACTTATGCAAAGTTAGTTGAGACATTTGGAGAACCAACATTCACTGATGCGAGTCCTTATGAAAAGGTCAATGCACAGTGGACGTTAGAATTCAAAGTTCCTTTTGTAGATAAAGAGTATGGAGATGACTTTGATTATGTCACTGCAACGATTTACAATTGGAAAGATGGATATATTCCTACAGACGAGTATGAATGGCACATTGGTGGATTTGACCATGAAGCCGTAGATTGTGTTGAGAAAGTACTTGACTCTAACAAAGAATTAGTATAGAATAGAAAAACTAAGAAAGGGCATTTATGATTAAATGGTTAATATTCTTTGGTATATTCACATTTGTTTTACTTATGGGATTATCAAAGGTAGCAGGGTTGTAAGATGTTTAAGTTTATCTTTGGGATAATCATAGGAGTTGTGGTAGTTTCATACTATCCATCTCTCGCAGTAAACACTACTGAATTCATTCTGAACAGTGGTGTATGTGAACAGATATATAATTATAACAACAAATAAGGAGTACAATGAGATACAACAAATACAATAAAGGCTTTCGTGGTAAGAAAGATAAATATATGCAGAGTAATGAAGGTATGACAGTTACAGTTCGTCAAGTCAAAAACAAAGATGGTACTGTGACTTCAGATGTCAATGGTGCATTGCGTGTTCTTAAAAAGAAACTAATGAAAGATGGTTTCTTTCAAGAATTAAGAGAACGTAGTTATTTCACTAGTAAAGGTGAAAAGAAACGAAAAGCGAAAGCTGCTGGTAGACGTAGATATCTCAAGAAAGTTGAGAAGAGAAAAGCGGAGTTAGGTTATTGAACGATAATGTCATAAATTTTCCAACTAATTTCAAACCCAACGCACCTAAGATTGTGGATTTAGATGCTGTCAAGATGCAAGAAGATTTAAACTTTTGTGATAATCTCGCAGAAGGTTTAATGATTAATCTTATTCATAATGTTGGTGAAAATGGTTTTGATATTAAGAAGGATAGATTTATTGGTGACATAAGTTTCCTTAATGAAGTTGTTAGGGGTGCTCTTTATAGACAAATGGGATTTACACATCCTATGCAAGATTTTATGGATTTAATAGTGAAGACAGAAATGACAGATGACAATCAAGTGATTACAAAAGTAAACTTGAATGAAATTGATAAATGTCTTCCTCAAACAGAGGATGATGGTAGCGGAGATGATATTAGTTGATATGAATCAAGTGACACTATCAAACTTGATGGTGCAGATTGGTGGACGAAAAGAAATAGAACCAGACTTAGTTAGGCATATGGTTCTAAATTCATTAAGAGGATATCGTAGTAGATTCTCAGATGAATATGGTGAACTTGTACTTTGTTATGATGACAAGACTAATTGGAGAAGGGATGTATTTCCTAACTACAAACATAGTCGTAGAAAAGATAGGAAAGCGTCTAAGTTAGATTGGAACGCTATCTTTGATACCTTACATCTAATTCGTGATGAACTAGATGAATTTTTCCCATACAAAGTATTGCAAGTAGAAAATGCAGAGGCTGATGATATTATTGCGTCTATTGTATTTCATGTTGCAAGAGAACCAAAAAATTATGAAAAGGTATTGATTCTTTCTGGAGACAAGGATTTTATTCAACTGCAACAACATAACTTTGTATCGCAGTATAGTCCAACTCAAAAGAAATTTATCAACGGTGTAGACCCTACTACATATATTAAGACGCATATACTTCAAGGTGACAGAAGTGATGGTGTTCCAAACTTTTTGTCACCAGATAATACTTTTGTAGATGAGTTAAGACAAAGACCCATTTCAAAAAGAAAACTTGAAACTTGGATTGAATTGAACCCAGAAGATTTCTGTAATGAAGACATGATGAGAAACTTTCATAGAAATAGAACTCTAATAGACCTCAATTACATTCCAGAAGAACTAGTGGACAAATGTATTCAAACATTTTTGGATACAGAAAATGGTGATAGAAAACAACTACTAAATTATTTTGTAAAGTATAAACTAAGAAACCTAATGGAAAATATTGGAGACTTCTAATGAATAAACCAGTGAAAACTTATACACCTTTAATGTCAGAAGTATTGACTAAGGTGAACAATGCAAAAACTAAGGATAAGAAGATTGCAGTTCTAAAAGAACATGATACTGATGCTTTGAGAATGGTAATCAAATCTTCTTTTGACCCAAAAATTAAATGGGTTCTACCAGAGGGTCAAGTGCCCTACAAACCAAATGAAGCGCCTGAAGGAACTGAACATACACTTCTTTCTCAAGAGGCTAGACGATTATATCACTTTATTGAAGGTGCAGATAATCAAACACCTAGAATGAGAAAAGAAACTATGTTTATCCAAATGTTAGAGGGATTGCATCATTCAGAGGCAGAAGTTGTCTGTCATGCAAAAGACAAAATTCTACATCAAAAATATAAAGGTCTTTCTGACGCTGTTGTGAAAACAGCATTTAATTGGAATGACGATTATGTGAGACTTGACTCTGCACAAAAATAGTGGTAGATTAAAGTATTGATTCTTGGTATGAAAAAACCTCTCACTCTCTCTCACATACCAGCGAATCAACCCTTGGGGATAGTGGAAAATCTACTATCCCCACTTTTTATTCCCCCCAAAACCCTTGATTTATAAGGGAAAAATAATGCTTGACTTTAACCTCAAAATAGTATAGCTTGTATATATGATGAGAAATGAGAGAAAAACAATGAATTGGGTACAAGTCACTGGTGGTAACAAAACTCAGAGAAAAGTTGCTGAGATTACTGCCCATCAAATGATTAAAGAACTTCTTCCTAGATTTAGAACTTTGGAGATTGAGGTACAACTCAAGAAATTTCCAAAAACAGATAGAGATGCGATTGGTTGGTGTCTCATGGAAGATGACAATCGTACCTTTACGATTGAAATCAATAAAGATATTGGTATCAAAGAATTGATAACTACGGTATGTCATGAGATGGTTCATGTCAAACAGTATGCACGAAATGAAATGACAGACGAATTGATTGAAAGTGGTCATGCTGTCTGGAAAGGTAGAAAGATACATCCTAAAACTGGATACTACGATTTACCTTGGGAAAAAGAAGCATACAAGTTGCAAGATAGTCTTGCGTTAAAAGTTTGGAAAAGTGGAGAAATCTAATGTTTGACAATGTAGGAAATCCGATAGAGGGTTGGGCAATTCTGAAATGTGAATCAGACAAACAACCAGAGATTGTTTCTTTGCATCAATGTTTGGGAAATGCAGAGGAAGAAAAGATGGTTCTGAATGAAATGGCTGAAGGTACAGATGCCACCTTTGTAGTGAAAAATACTTTCGGTTGTATGATAGAAAGTGCTTGACTTTGTTATCAAAACATGGTAAGATGATTCGTAACAATGAGAAAAGAGGTTATTATGAAAATCACTGCTGAACAATTCGTAGAATCACTTGCACGAATGTCTGATGAAGAGAAGCAGAAAACTGCAAATCTTCTGGTGAACAAGTGGTTTCACTTGACACAATCTTTCACTGGTATGGTGGATGCAGAAATGCAAGACCTTCATATCAATGAACAGGCGGAAGCTTTTGAGATACAGAAAGCTGCCGAAAACGGAACTAAACTATTTTAATGGGAGAATATGAGATGACACAAGTTGCTGTAATTCATGCTGCTTTTGGTGATACACCACACACAGTAGCATTTGTAGACGCAGACCCAAGTATGTCTCTTAGTGAGAAACTTGAGTATGCATATCGTTGGACTAACAACGTAATGGGTTCATGGTCAATCAAGAAAGAATTCTTTGATGATGGAGAACCAAATGGAGACTTCAATCCTAATGTAACTGTCATGAAACCTACAGAGGTTATTGATGGTAAAGAATGGGGTCACCGTTCAACTTCAGTTGGTGACCAAATGTTGGTCGGTAACAAAAAGTACGTTGTTGCTTCGTTTGGGTTTGAAACTTTGGAAGGAGAACCAGTATGACAGTAAAAGCTAAAGGTAGAGATGGTACTACCGTAATTGATTTGGATGGCTCTCAAGGGAACGCTTTCGTTCTCTTGGGGTATGCAAATCAGACCATGAAACAAAGTGGGTTTGATAAACAGACTACAGATAAAATCTTGAATGAGATGAAATCTGGAGACTATATAAATCTACTGAGAACTTTTGAAAAGTATTTCGGTAGTGTTTATACACTTCAAACTTCTAATCCAGAATATCTGGACGCATTTATGGTAGAGAAAAGTGCTTAAAGAACTGATAACTACTTTCGTTATATCTGCATCTGCTTCAGATGTAGATGTAACTAATCATAATGTGCAACAATACCTAGACAAACAAGCGACTTGTCTTGCAAAAAATATGTACTACGAAGCTCGTAGTCAAGGACTTGCTGGACAACTTGCAGTGAGTCTAGTTGTATTGAATCGTGTAAAGGATGATAGATTCCCCAACACAATTTGTGAAGTTGTGCATCAAGGGCCTGTCAGAGAGTCTTGGAAAACTAAAGGTAAGGTTGTTCCAGAGAGTCAACGAACATATCACCCAATACGAAATCGTTGCCAATTTAGCTGGTACTGTGACGGTAAAAGCGATGAACCAAAAGAACCAACAACTTATGGTA